GATAGGATCTTGGTCGTACAAGTTTTCCCAATCGGGCTCGGCTTCGTTCTGACTTGCCAGCTGATTTTGCAGTGCCCCTAATAATTGGGCGTACTGCTGACGCTCCGTTGTGACCGAGGCTTGCTCAGTCTCAAACGCCTTGCGCTCTTCTGCGAGCACTTGCGATTTACGCGTAAATGACGCTTGCCGCGAATAACCTTTCTGAAGTTCGTCAAGGGTAACCTCGACCTCTGTACCATCAATCTTGATGGCATAGACGTCTTCTGAGGTGCCCTCTTCATCTTCATCATCGATGTCTTCATCGGCCAACGCTTCGACAGCCTCTTCCTCGGACTCGAGTGATTCTTCATCGTCTTCGAGCTCGGGCTCTTCTGCCTCGCCGGATGCTGCTAATACTTCTTCCGACTCTTCGGTGTCGCTATCTCCGTCCGGTTGGTCTGGATTGACCTCTTCAAGATTTGCGATCAAGGCTTGCGCCTCGGCAATACTGATTCCCTGATCAAGATCGGGGGTGATCTCTTCTGCCATGATTAATTCCTTTGTCGTTCTCGGATAAGGTGCGCGTTATCGATTGCCGCACGCACCCGTTTTAGAAATCTTTCTGCGCCTTGGATCTCCGCATAGAGACCTTCGCGCTCCTCCAACGAATCGCTGTTGTGCCATTCGTTGAAAACTTCATCGTTCACAAACCGCATCACCTCCTCGAAGATGGGGTCGTTGATGATTTCCTTGAGGCGCTCTCCAAATGAAACTTCATCCATTGGGGACGCCTGCAATGTTGGCTCTCTGTCTTAAAATCTCACGATCTCTGTCGGCGGCGGCTCGGATCGCCGCCACGTCAATTTCTGCGCCATACTTGGCGCGTAGCTCTGCCGCTTTCAGTACCCATTGCGCCTCATCTTCATCACGCTTGCGGTCGTCTTCCCGCTGCATTTTTTCGCGATCAAGTTCGAGCTCGGCCTGCTTCTTCATGATGTCGGCCTGGATACTTTGCATCTGCACCTGGATCAGCTGCTCGTTGATGTCAGGTGGCGGCGGCTCAGTCGGTCCTTGGTATTGCGCCGGATCACTGATGAACCGACTCGGGTCTTTGAAGCCCGCTAACTCGATTAGCTGACTCAGCCCGTTGTGATATTGCTCGGCAGTCACCAGGGGATTGTCTGGCCCCAGCGTCTGCAGAATTTGTTCTTGCTTGCCGACGATCTCCGTCAGCATCGCCATGCGTTCTTCTTCAGTTCCTTTGCCGAGCGCCACGTTGACGATCACGTCCATGTCGGCATTCCAGACACGCGGATCGATGGGTACGAACTCATTGCGCAGCCGCACCATGCGTTCTCGATCCTGGTGCTTGATGATCAAATGGAAGATGCCTTCGAACAGCGTCTTCATACCCGTCTCGGCAAAGAGACGCGCAATCAGTTCGGTGCGTTGTTGTGCTGCGTGAATGGTCTGAGAGACCGCGAGCTTCGTTGAACTTTGCAACGCAGCTGGATCTAAACCATCGGCTGCACGACTCACCCCGGTGCGGTTCTCTCGCACCAGGTCGAGGTATTCGAGCATGGGGAAACACTCTTTGCCGACAAACGGTACTGAAAACGGCACCACGGCACCTGGGTTGCGCATACGGATAATGCCGCCGACTTCCGTGTTCAACACATCGTCGAGTGACGCCTGCCCTTCCACGACACCAACTCGTGGATGGGTGGACAGTGCCAAACTGTCGAGACTCGACCGCATGACCATCGACTTAATGCGTTGAATGTCCATGACCACGTCGGCGATAGAAAGACCGAAAAAGGTATGGGGCTCGGGGTCAGGCATAAACGAGCAAAATGGAATCTCGTCCGTGGGCTCGTTCATCACGATGTGATACTCCGATCCCACCGTGCAAATTCTGCGTAACTCGGCAACGTTGTCGCCATCGACATCGGCCTGCATATAACACTCGACATACAAAACCCGCCGCATGGTCGGGTCGGATGATTCACGCATGTCCGACAACAAAGGATCTCGTGCAATCGATTCAGCGTTGAATCCGAAAGCGTCCTCGTTGGTGACGTACTGCTCCATGTCATCGTAGTCGTAGCCCATCTCCACAAGCTCAGAGAGCGTGAGGTAACGCCGATGCGCCACGATGTTTGAATCGTGAAGACTCCTGGCGCTACGTGAGATCAATAATTCTTCTGGCGGCACGGCGCTGATGCGTACCCGACCGTTGGGGCGAGTGCGTGTAACGCGCACCTTGTATTCGGTGATGGGCTCACCGGTTTCTGGATTGACGTTCTCAGAGTCGGTGAACGTTTCGAGAAAATCGATTTGGACTTCGGGCTGGGCGTTGAGTGCGGCCAGCGCCTCATCGTCAAGACCTTCAAGCTCATGGGTGGTGACCTCTTCCGCCGAGTCCCACCAGAACTTCACAAACCCAGCTTTCTTCACCAGGGCATCCTTGAACGCCTGGTAAAGCACACCGAAGCCATCGTTGTCTCGGGTGAAGACGTAGTTCGCATAGTCGGTTGCCTGACGTGCGCCTTCAACGTCTTCACGATTCATCGGTGCAAACTCGACGACGTGTTCGCCGCCAATAAAGATGCGCATGAGCGATGGCATGATGGCCTGCACGGTGTCGCGTACATCCATCGACACAACCGTACTCCGACCCTCTTCTTCGTTACCGAATTGATCGCCTAGGTAATACTTCTCTGCTTCGGCCCTTGCTGGGCTGACCGTGTTGTCGATGAAGTCGATGGCGTCTTCGATCTCACCCACGACGATGGACTGTAGTTCATCGTCGGTCAGACCTTCTTCGGTTTGCTCTTCGGTGTCGGTATATGGGTCAGCCATGTTAATATTCCGATATGGGTGTGGGATTCAAAAAGCTATTCGACCGAAGCAACGAGCTTGGTCGTCGTCGGTTCAAGAAATTCGAGGCCGATATGGATAGGTACGTCATAGCAGCCCTGAACGAGGAAGTGACTCTTGAGGAATTGTTTGGACACCTAAAGCCCCAAGAACAACAGCCGGAACAATCCCCTTCTGAACGAGCTCCCGTACTCCAGCTACGCCCTTCTCAATCAACGCCTGTCGAACCCGACTAACGATCTCTTTGCGCTCACCCGCGCTCGGGTATTCCTTTAGCAACTGTTGATCTAACGTTTCTAGTCTTCTCGCGGCATTTTTCATGCCTTCATCGAGCAAGCCCCTAGCGGTTGGCCCTGGAGCTTCCAACGCTTCCAGATAGGCACTCGGCTTGTATGTCCAAGTATCAACATCGCCAACCAAGCCGCCCGTATTCAGACCCCAATCGAGGTCTTTTTTCGTTACGTCTAATGTTTCCGTCACAGTGTCCGAAAGGTCTTTTTGCCACTTCGGGGTCTTACCCCCTGGCGTGCCTTTGGTCAGTTTCTTTAGCGCATCAAAACTCTCAACAATGATCGTGACGCCTTTCTCCTGGTGGAGTGGAATCAGTCCTTTGAATTGTGCTCCTAGCACTTCCTGTAACGTGTTCATCTCTTCACCAGAGATCGTCCTGCCTAGATCAATCTCAACCGCATTTCGCGTTGCTGCGTTTGGCGCCCTGGTGATCGTCGTGTAGCCAACGGTTTCTTGTGCGCCCAACAGACCACGAGCCGCTGCCGTAGACTCAACCAGTGTGCGAGAGGCTGGATCGATCACCATCGCCTCTAAAACTTTTCCTGTGACAGGGTCCACAACCTCGGTCGTTGATTTGCCAACGAGCACCGGGATAGCGTCAGCTGGACGACTCACACCACCATAGCTACCAGGTCCAGGCACAACCTCGCCGGTTAAGGCACCCGTTTGCGCTGTCAGATAATCGGTCTTCTGTGGGGTCGATAAAACTTCTCGTTGGCGCTGGCTATATGCTGCCAATGCCTCTGGATCGTCCAAAAGGCCGGGAAGGTGACCAAGCTGCTCAGAGGGAATGGCTTCGGGGCGAACGATTGCTCGTGGCGTGACATCCTGAAACATCCGGCCGGCTTCGGCTATTGTGGTGCCTTCTTGTTCTGCCTTCTGAGCAATCCAGATGGCCGCTTGTATCCGGTCACGGTCCCAATCGGCGTGACCACCGACTTTTTTCTTATTCGCCCATTCGACCAACGAGGCAGTTTCTTCGTCCATGAATCGATGCTGTGCAGTGCCAAGCCCTTGGTCCCAGATGCTGCCGTCTTCTTTTGTGTATCCAAACGCTCGCGCTTGCCGCACGTCGTTGGTTTGACGCAACCGATTTGGGTCTTGAATGAGCGCCTCAAAAAACGGTTCTCGCTTCGGCCCTAGAGGCGACGTTGTGCCGGTAAACACACCCTCAATGGATTTACCCTGAGTCGCTGGAAATCGTCCGGTGACGACCGGCTCATCAAGTAGCGCCTGGTTGTATCCTTTCATCGCCATCGGCGCATTGCCGCCGACCTGGGTGCCCTGGCTGGTAATGGCCGCACTGGCCGCGTATCGATCCCTCACACCAGGGCGATCAGCCGTTACCTGGCGCAACCACTCGTTCGTATTCTCGTACCAGAGGCGACCATCACTACCTTCTGCGATGTAATCCTTGAGCCGTTTACGCATCGCACCTAGCTTGGGTCCGCTGGTAATGTCACGAGGGGCACCACGGTATTTGCCCGTGGTTTTGATGGTACGTGCCGTTCCTTCGGCCAGTTGTTCCGGCGCACTGGTGCCGGTGAACTTGAGACGCGCAACATCTTCAGGAATATTTTCAACACCCTTCAATACGCCTCTCAAGAGGCGAGGTGACTTAGCTAATGCGCCCGCCACAAGACCAGGTGGTCCCAAAATAGACAGTGCATCACCGCCGACACCGAGACCCTGCATGGCGGCATCAAAGTACTTACGTTGCTCGATGTTGGATTTCAAACTCGGCATCTTCTGACCGGTCAACATCTCACCAACTGTGACACCTTCTGAAGGCCATGGAGGTAACTCGCCTGCTACGTCAGCGGCGCTCGAACCTGGCGTCAATACACCACCAATCCACGCGGCTTGTGCGGGCGTTGGTTTCCACGCATCAGAAATAGCTTCGGCACGAGTCCTGGCCTCTAGCTCATTCATCGCAGCCAATCGGTCGAATAGACCCATTACTTCAGCCATTACTTCGGTTGCTTAACCGTTTTGGCTTTCGGCTTCGACTTGGTCTGCTTGTCTAAGACTTTCGCGACGTCAGCGGCTGCTCGACGACGTCCAATGACAGAATTTGGGTAGTTCGGCATGTTTCCCACATATAGGGACCGTGTCGCATCATTTTACCCGGAGTTGTGACTTGTGAGATGACGGGTGAAACGCCATACTATTTGTCGCGGTCGGGAGAACCCTTCCTCTCATCCCTATCCCGACCCCCACTCCAGCCCCCTTCGGGGGGCTGTCTTAATTGATCTCTCGAGAAATTGAGAAATATAGCTGGAGTAAAAAACTGCTGTAACCGTTGGTATATAAGGGCTGCAGTTTAATTATACTAATTCCGCGGAACAGCAATTAGTTTGATTTAGTTTAGCTACACCACGCCGCGCACGTTACGCTTGATGGGTTGAGACCAGGCGCTACGCCCGCCGCGACCGTGAATACCAATAGCAGCATCACTCGCAAAGGTGAGACAAACAGCATCCGCACGGTCTGGACTCGGTAAGCCACGCTTACGCATCTGCTCCTTCGACTCGATCTGCATCTTGCCCGAGGACGT